ATGAATATGAACGATGAAGAATTATTAAGAGAATTCGCAGTAGCTAGAAACCTCAAAGACACTACAAAAGAAAGCTACAAAATATACCTGAAAGAATACTCCACATTCAACCAAAAAACCATACAAGAACTATTAACCGAAGCAGAATCAGAAGAAGAACAAGGCATAAGATGGAAACATAGAAAATTAAAACAAAGATTACTAAAATATAGAACATACCTATACTCAAAACATGCTCCATCAACAGCAAAAACCAGAATATCCAAATTAATGTCATTCTACAAACATTATGAAATAGAAATACATCAATTACCACCATTCAACAATAAAAACAACCAGGAAACACACATATCCTTCAAAGACCTGCCAGACAAAGACATTATTAAAAAAGCATTGAAAATTGCAAACCCTCTAATGCGAGCAATGATTCTATTCATGAGCAGCTCAGGATGTGCTAGAAGAGAAACCCTAAACTTAACTATCGCAGATTTTATAGAAGCAACTAAACAATACCATAATTCAGAAGACATATACGAAGCATTAAACCAATTATCTAAATTAGATAATGTAATACCCTCTTTTTATCTTAAAAGACAAAAAACCAACAAATTTTACACTACTTTTTGCAGTCCAGAAGCAGTAGAAGAAATCATCAATTACTTACTATCCTTAGATTATACATTAGAACCCTCACAAAAACTTTTCAAAGTCAATAATAGGCATTTTTACGTTTACTTTACAGAAATCAACGAAAGACTAAATTTAGGTACAGTAGGGCATCACAAACGTTTCCGTTCACATATGCTAAGAAAATTCCATGCAAGCCAGTTATATAATGACGGTATGAGTCTTGAAGATGTAGATAGTCTACAAGGAAGAGGAAAAGACTCCACCCATAGCAGTTACTTTATGGATGATCCAAAAAAATTAAAGAAAAAATACATTGAACATCTTGATGTACTTACAATAAATCTTGATGTGAATAATATTAATATTAAATCTCCAGAATTTGTGAAATTAGAAGCAGAAAATCGTGAAAAAGATGAAAAAATAGAAAATTATGAGAAATTAATTGAGGATATTGATGGAAGATTGCAAAGTTTGGAAAAAAGAAGTAGTGTCGAAGTTCGCAGTTATGATGATTTGTGGAAATAGAATTTTTTGGAGCATTTGAAAAGTAATGCGGATATTATACAATTTGATAATGTTTTGTGTTTTTGTTTGAACACGAAAATTTAAAACCATTGTGTTTTATTTTTTAATGCTGAACAAAAAATTACTAATTAATTAAAATTACTGAACAATTGTTTTTTATATTAAAAACATGGTTGAATAAAAATATTTAAATAAAACCAAAAACTAAAATAAAAAACAAGAAAAAAAATTGATGTGATAAAAATGAATGCTCGAAAAATAATTACAGTATTCATATTCTTAATAATTGCAACAAGCACAATATCATTAGTAAGTGCAACAGCACCAGCACGATTAAATGCAACAACTGATGATACTATAACTTATTTTGGATATGATACTGCACCTGGAAAAGCAGGATACAATTACGGAATAGAAATCGGCGACGACACATACTATTTTGACTGGTTCGGTGAAATGATCATGTCAGAATATAGTCCAATGTTTAGTCAAGTATCTAATTATGATTTATCCAAAATGGATAATGATGTAGACATAAAAAATGCTTTTGGAAATACTGTAGGTGGTTTAAAATACGATACAAATGACAATGAATTCTTTGATTTTAAAGTAGATAAACCATTCAGTTTCACATGGCATGGTGGAGAACAAGTAGGATTAAATGATGATGCAAAAGTCATAGATAAAATTTATGATAGTAATGGGAAAGAATTAAAACTGTAAAAAAAAGGATTTGTGTAAAGTATGTAGGGGGTCACAGAAGCGGCAACTTCTCGTCCCTAATACTGGCTACAAATAAAAAAAAGTCTACCATAACGTGATAAAATTTTTAGTAACCATTTTAACTTTTTGTTTGAAGTTATTATTAAATGTTTACTAATTTTTAAAAAGAGGATATAGGTTAAATAAAAAAGGATTATTCTTGTTTTTTCAGGGTTATGATTTTTAGATCAGTATCATATTCCCATAATACGACATCTCCTTTATCTATCCCGAAAACATCTCGAATTGTTTTTGGGATGGAAACTAACCTACTTCCACCATGTTGTTGTACTTTGCTTTCAAATGTCACTTTCATATCTCCTTTTATGTTTTTATGTTTATTTATATGCTTATATTGTGCTAAACTAATATTTATATTTTAGTACCCATATTAAGGCAAACATTTATATAGTTTAAAGTTCAAGTAGTAAATAGAAGTTGAAATTCAAGAGCGGCAACTCTTGAAAAAAATACAACTTTTAATAACGTGATAAAAATGACAAGATATTTAGTGGAGGAGGTTGTCACTCCAGGTTACATTATTGACCGTGGAGTATATGACAATCCAAAGGATGCCCAGTATCGGGCAATGGAAATCTTCGTAAATGAAGGTATTATTGAAGAAAATATTAAAATAAGGGAGGTTCCCTTATGAACGCATTCACTTTTAAAGGGGTTACTTATGAAGTGATCCCTAACGGTAATCATTTTACCGTAGTGAATGAAGATGGGTTCGCAATGGTAGGTGTCAAAAAGGAGTCTGATGCTGAAAAGGCTCTTAAAGAGCACGCCCTCCATTGTGAGGAATTATATAGGAGGAATCTATAAATGTCCTCTTTAACTATTTTTAAAGGAACTCCTTCTGAAAGGGAAGTCACTTCTGAAGAGGTAGAGAATCTTTATAAGCATGCTTTAGATGCTTTTGATGAATTAAATGTTTATAAAGAGGTCCATGAGAAATGGGGTGTTCAGTTATGAGTTGCAAATACAACAACTCAATGCACACTATAGAACCTGAAGAGGTTGATGTTTGCTTCGATGAATTTGAACAACTCCTCCTATCAGAGGATTATGAGTCACAAGAAGAACTCAATCATAGATTAAACGAGGAATATTTCCAAGTCTATGAACTCAATAACGATGAAATGTTAGAGTTTGCTCGGGCAGGAGATGAATATTATGGTGACTAGTGAAGAAATCACTAATATATTCACCAGTCTTGGATATCAAGGATGTTTCAACATTTATGATATTCCTGGAGCGGGTACAAAAGCAGCATATGACACTCCATGTGGAAGCATTACTTTCACAAGGGAATTAAACAATTATGGTGCTTGTGTTAAGCATTTAAAATACACTACAAGCATTGTACTGTTTAATTGGACTTATATATGGGAAGCAAGTTTAAAACTTTTAAATAAAAGCTTCCGTTGTTTTAATGGAGTGCCATATGAAAGAAGAACTCATAAATGGGAAGAATGGGGTGAAGCATGTATCGCATAATCCTTTCACTCCTTTCTTTTTTTGGAGGTAAATCATCTCCTGTAAGATTGTATCCGAAACAATCTTTCAGGGAGAAATATGAAGCTGAATTAATATTATGTGCAGGGGCAATGGTGATAATATTATTATTCCTCTTTGCATTCCTTGTAGTAGGGCCTATGGATCCTTACACTAACGGGGGTTTAGTATGATTACTTATGATCAGCAAAACAAGTTTTACAATCAGGCATTGGAAATTGTTGAAAAAATGGGCGGGCGTATTTCTGCTCATGGAAACTTACATGGTGTTTTCTTATCTGTAATTGTTTTTCATGATAGGGATTATGAGAAAACACGTGATATTATGGAGGCCTTACAGGAACTGTATGGGGGTGAAATCCAGTATCATGAATACTGGGTGTCAAAAGGTTTCATTCCACATAGTCAGGCATCTTTAGAAAATATTGATGAAAACAAAGTATTGAAGATTATTGAGGAGGAATTTTAATGGAGCAAGAAATATTTACTGAAGAAATAATAAACAAAAAAGAGTTAAAAGAGGAATTAACTCATGTAATCCACTTTTTAGAGCATAATGTAGATGCTAAAAATCCTGCAGAATTGAATTCATTTTTTGATATAATTAAACAGATTATACAGAAAAATCAATTTAGAATAGTTAACGCACTGATGGAAGAGTTATGTGCTGAAAAAAATATGGATTACGATGGATATATTCTGAACACCATGTTTAGAAAAATAAGTGAAAATGGACAGTTTAAAGAAATTATGGATTTGATGACAAAGTTGTAAAAAAGGGGGATTATTTTTTTATGACTATATATCAGAAAATTGCAGGGATTCAAAAGAATCTCATGCAAAAAGAATTACCCAAAAGTGGATACAATAAATTTGGGAACTTTAAATATCATGAGCTGGAGGATATTTTACCTACAATATGTAGGGAATGTTATAACCAAGAGCTATTCATTGAGTTTTCATTTACTAATGAATTGGCTCAGTTGAAAATTAGGAATTGGAATGAACCTGGAGAATCAGTTATCACCAGTGTTCCTATGCCTGAGATTGTACCTTTAAATAGAGGTATGAATATCATGCAATCTGAAGGCAGTTACATTACTTACTTAAAAAGGTATTTGCTGATTAATATGTTTCTAATTGTTGAAAAAGATGTTGTGGATTCTGATAATGTTAAACATGCTGCTTCTAAGAGTAGTTCTGCAAGAACTGAGAAAGTTGAGGCTACTGGTGCTGTGCAGAAAATCCGCGAGTATATTCATAAAAAAGACAGTTCACTGGAAATAACTCCATCTATGATTAATACTCATAGAATGAAGTTATTCAAAGATGGTGAACTGACCAAAGCTGAAAACAAAGAAGTATATAACTGGTTTAAAAACCAGGAAAAAGAGGTTGCTGTTTAATTATGGAACCTGGGGTAGAAATAATATTCATACAATTCCAGGCATCAGGAAATACTGGATCCAATACTGTAAACTGGGACAGTATGGATGGTTGGTGGTGTAGTTGTGAAGATTATTTCTACCGTCATCAAAAAGTAGGGAATTATAAATGCAAACATATTAAAAAAGCAGAAAAAATGTTAGGTGTAAGAGTATGAATACTCAGGATAATTTCCCTGAAGTGGTGTCTGGTAGGATTACTACAAGGGCGAAAAAGTTAATGGAAAAGTATGGTTTAACTGTACGTTTCTGCGTTGAACATTGTATTGATATGTATGTGAGCAAACAAAATCAAAGGTTAATTGAAAAGGACCAGTTAAAAGAGGAAATCAGGTCTTTAAAATTAGATTTAATTGCAAAGGAAATGCAATTAGAAACTGTTATGAAAGAATTAGGTGATGATGGCAATGAGTGAAAAAATACAAGTTTCATTCATGGTTGATTCTGAAGTATGGAGGGAAGCTAAAAACAAACTGGGGACAACCAGAAGTGAGTTTTTAGAAGAGCAGTTAAGATTAGCTATTGATTTATCTGAAGATGAGGAAAACAGTTTGAGAAAAGAGATAGCTGAGTTGCAAAATGAGATTAATGCTCGTGAATCAAGATTATGTAAGATTCGTGCTGAGCGTTTAGAACATGAAAGGAGTGTAAATGTTTTTGATGGTGTGATGGGTACAGTTAATAGGATTGTGGATAAGGCTGGTTTTATTGGGAAAGATCAGTTGAAGAATATTAGTAAGCAGCAGGAAGTTCCGTATAAGTCATTGTTGGATCATGTTTATGATTTGGGTTATGATGTTCGGAATTATGGTTTGGTGATAAAATGATTTGTAAACATTTATGTTTACATTTTTCCGAAGAACCTGTAGGAAACCACGTACGTGCACGTACGTACGTACGTATACGTACGTAATTCACTATAAATATTTTTTAAATTGTAAACATTCATGTTTACAAATTTTTTTTAAATAAAAAAAATATTAAAAAAATGAGGATGGAAGATTTTTATGATTGATAAAAAGTTGTTAATGAATTCAATTAAAGCAGAAACGGAAGAACTTGCAAATCAAAGGGTTAAAATTCATAAAGACTGCATGAATAATCTAAGAGATATGAACTATTCTCGGGTTATAATGGATAGTATTAATCTTCATGTTATTGAGGGGGGTATTCGTATATTTAATGATTTGAGTGAAATGATTGAAGAGGGTAACTTCGATCTGAAAATTCAAAATGGAGGGAATCATGAATCCGAGTAATTGGTTTAAAAATGCAGTTGAAACAGTGAGGATGTATAAGCAGGATTATCTGTTAAGTAAGTATGGTGTAGCGGAACCAAGTCAAAGACAACCAGTCCGGAATAAA